GTGTTGTGGACCAACGCCATATTGTAATGAACGATCAAGTTCACATACAAATTGTATGGCAACGAGTGGTTGTTATTGGGACTCATCATGTGTGGTCCCCCTCCCCTAAGTCCCTCCCTCAATCCCACCTGAATCATTTAAGAAGTAATCGATTATAACAAATATTTTTATACAAATTGATTCATATCTTCTATATTTAAGAAATCATATGTATAATTTGTAATTCTATTGCAACTTACACATTTATCACCATTAAAACAATTAGACTTATATTCCGAATAAGGGATATCTATACATAGGATCTGCGTACAATCAATATATTCTTCAACATCCATATAATGTTTCTTATCTTTAAAAGCTAATGGGCGGAAAGATATAGGTATATCTTTCAATAATATAATTTCATTTAATAATTTATACCTTTGTTCCATTTGTTCTATTTTATCAAACTCCCCCGATTTACTTTTATCCACATAAATATTTGGAGATATATAATTACCATAATGATTCCCAATATTTACATCGGGTCTATATTCCCCTTCTTGTATTACACCGTCAAAACGACGTATATATATTATAAATAATTGATCAAAATAAAACTTTTTAACCCAAAATTCTTTGCCTTTACGATTGTTTAATGAAAGTTCCCAATATCTATTTTTCTTATATTTCCCCCCAATAATTTCAAGGATATCATCCGATAAGATAATGCCTTTATTAATCATGTTAATAATTTGAAATAATTAACATATAATAATCAAATTTTAAATAATGTTAAGAAACCGATTCATAAAACCGTGTCAAAAGAGAACGTGTATATGTATTGAATACCTTAGATTTGATAATCCGAAAGATATTAAATTTTATGATAAATGTTTTGATTTGTCTATGCAAAATAAAACAATAGAAGAAATATGTAAACCATATGTAAAATATATATATAATAGAAATTTAAAAAAATAATTACATGTTCTCTTTAACTAATATTATATCTTGATATAACTTTTCATAATCAGATGTTTTACCTACTTTTTTTAATCTCTTTAGGTAATCTGTTAATAAATGGACATTGTTAAAATATTCTTTTCTTAATTCTTGTAATTCATTTATATTTTGATTATCAATGTTATTATTAATTAAAGAAACTACCCTAGATAATTCACCCTTATTATTATTTATTTCTCTAATTAAATCTAAAATATATACATATTGAAAATAAAATATAAACTGTCGCCTCGTTATTTCAAGGTTATCGCGATATATTCTAATATTATTTTCTCCATTTTCTTCAAATATAGAAAATTCAATTACATCATTTATCACTCTTAAAAAATAAATAGTAAAATGTATATCAAAATCTATATCAAAGTTCTCATTGTTGTTTAACATATTTACATTAACATATATAAGAGAATCTAATATCATTTAATATTATATTTATAACGTTGCCTTAAATATTTACTTATTATCGTCTTTTACTACATCTAATGATGAACGACCTACAGTTTTAGCGAGTGTTCTCTCGGTAGCATTGGTTCTTTTTATTTTTTACGCATATAAATCGCCTTTCTTACCACCGCGAAGGCGCAATACTAAGTGTATCGTTGATTCTTTCTGGATGTTATAGTCGGCAAGTGTTCGCCCATCTTCAAGTTGCTTACCTGCAAAGATTAATCTCTGTTGGTCGGGAGGGATACCTTCTTTGTCTTGGATTTTAGCTTTAATATTGTCAATTGTATCAGAACTTTCTACTTCAAGTGTAATTGTTTTACCAGTAAGGGTTTTAACGAAAATCTGCATTATATATATATATATATAATATTATAATCTTTATATTATTTAATCAAATGTAATAACAATTTTACCATGATGTTTATTCAATCCCCTTGAAGCAGACTTAGATAATTCTTGTCTTTTTTTACGTTCTGAAGACTTATTATTTTTTTTTAATAAATTTAAACTATTATTCATATCTTCTTCAATATCATTAAAATTATTTTTTATATAATCAATTAATTTATATTTAATCGCCCATCGGAAAAAATTTAATTGTCCGACAGTAGTATTAATTATATCACCCGAGTCATTATAAACATATGGTAATCTATCTCTTCTACAAAAAGGATCAAAATTTTTTTTAGAATATGATTTTAATTGGGATTTATATGAATGAAAAACATTAATTGTATCAGATATACAATTATTCTCTTCATTTAATGTATCACCCCCTTCTGAATTACCATATATATTATATATAGTATCATTTTTCTTAGAATAGTTTGTAACAAACCAATCAATTATCCGCAAAGAAACCTTATCTTTCTTGAGATAATTGATTAATAAAATAGAATTATTGTTTATTTTATAAAAATTTAGTAATGACTTATATAATATATCTTGTTCGTAATTTTGTATCATATTTAATATATATATATTTACAGATAACCTTATATAATAAATATAAATTTTAAAATAGACGCATAAAAAATTATATGTTAGTATTAATATTAATTGGTAATCTATGTCCAAATAGAATCATGTAGATTAAAGAACAAGAACCAACTAATAAACTACGATTAATAGATCGGGATGTACTTATACCTAAAACATAAACCAACAGTAAATATACAATTGTTGCAATAAGAAACGAATGCCATAACATACTCAATCCACCTTCCATTTATATATATAAATATTATTTTTTAATAATAATACCATAATTGCCTAATTCATAAAAACAATTAAAGATATCATATTATCAATTTTTTCATTTCCTCAAATAGTATATACCTTGTAGATAACTATCCGATAAATCATCTTTTTTCTTAGATGATTCATATAAATCAATAAATTGCTGTTCTTCATTATTTATCATCAATTCACAATATTTGACAGCTAAAAACTTATTCTTTTTATATGTTTCTTTATACTTACATTCTACCTTTTCTCCAGTATATACTTTCAACTTATTCCGAGCATTTATCATTTCTAAATTATCTATATTAGATATTTTAGAATCAACGCCTCTTATTAAGAAATAAGAATAAACCAACATTTGTATTGATTTCATAGTTGGATTTTTCAAAGAAGGTTGATTTTCAACAATTACTTCTTTACAATTTAAGAAATCGGGATACTTATCTAATTCTTTAATCATTTTTTTACCAATATTAAATATAGAATTATTAGTTTTTATTTTCTTAAATTTCATATCTTTATATGATTTCAATTTAGAATGTGATTTACATAATTTTAAATCACCCATTAATAATGTTGCTGAATTCTCACAAGAACACCCCTTTGTATTAATATGTCCACACACATCATCGCAAGAGATGTTTATTATCCCCCAATCTTTAATTTTTTCTTTATTAGATAATTGGCAAAAAGCTAAATTCTTTATTCCAATATCAAAAGATAATATATCCATAATGTTTTATATAGCATTATAGTTTTAAATATTTAAAAAGAGAATCCTGATAAATCAGAAGTATTTGAGGCAAGTGGGGGCATCATTCCAGAATCTAACTTATTTGTCATTGCAGAATTTTGATTTCCCATATTGCTCTGTCTATTTGTTAGTAAATTGTTAACACTTGTTGTTTGAGCTTGTGGTGAAGAAGGATTTCCACCATAATTGGTTTTGCTTCCATCGGCAGATGGTTGGAAATTACCTGCTTGTAATTGACCATTAGAATGTTCGGGTGGTATTTGTTTTAAAACGGTTGATACGGAACTAAATACCAATGCAGTCTTAATAACATACGTGACAAGTGGGAAAAATAATATAATCCAAGCTAGTGTTTCGTGGTTATATTGACATAATCCATATAATATCACACCCAATAAAATTAAATATGAAATTTCATACCAAGCATGTAAATTGAATATATTACTTATTTTATAATTATCTAGTTTCTTAGTTAACCCATGCGTATTAAACATAGTAATTAATGAAACAACAATAAATATAAAATATACTACAAGTGGCGAACATTTGTCCGTTTTCATTAACGAATTAATTGGAGTCGTGATTTCTTTATCCATTATAATATGTTATATATATTAATTTATCATTAATTTACTTTTTACGCTTTTTCATAGTTTTTTTAGCAGTTTTTTTATTTTCCATTTTATTTTCCATTTTAACTGGTCCAAAGTGTCCTTTCTTATGTGTCCAACCAGCCTTTTTTAATCTTTTTTCCTTCTTCGCTTTATTTGACATCTTCTTTGAAACAATTCTTCCGTTTTTATTTTTCTTTAGGTTTTTTTTGGTTAAACGACCGGTTGTCATTTTAGCATTATTATGCCATACTTGCGCTCTAGATCCAAATGTTTGCATGTTATAATATAAATAATATATTTATTTATAATAAAAGATTATTATAAATAAAAGATATCTTAATTAAATTTGAATAGTTTAATTCATTATAATTAAATATTAATGTAAATATGTCTTGTTGTTCTAAACGACACAAAAAATATGAAAAAAGACTTAAGAAAAACAAAATACAAGTAGAAGAAAGGGTAAAACAAGATCCTATAGAAAAGAGAAGGCGTGCGAAGGTAAAAAATGAAACTGAAGTAGGAAAGAAGCAACGCGAAGAGTTTCACAAAAAATTTATAGCAGAAATAATCCCTTGTGGTTTCTGTAATGAAAAATTCTCTATTGGAGATTCAGAATTAAAAATTAATTGTACCGGATGTGATAAATTCTTTCATTGTCATATTGCTGGAAAGTGTGATGGGAAAAATTGCACTATAGAGATTAATGGAAAAACAGAATATAGTAGCTATTGTTTAGCTTGTGTAGACCCATTAACTTGTAAAAATGGATTTTGTAAATGTTATAAATGTTCATAAATTTAAATAATTAATACCACCATAATTATTAACTACTAATTTCATATTTTTTATGATAATTAATAGTTGTGGTTTCATATACATATATTTATGTTTATGAATCGTATTATACAATAACATTGCAATATTAATAAAATCAATTAATATATCTACCGAATATCTAGTATTTTCTAAAATTTTATTACTTTTATAAATATCAATTATATCTTTAGTATCTTTATTATACATTGTTTCATATAATCTTTCTATAATTAAAATTTGTTTATCATGTGGGTTAATAATAGTAAATAACTCTAATTCAATATTTTTTAATGAATTAATTACTTTATTACCATTCTTATATGTTCTTAGTTTCCACTGTAAAATATCATTTAATTTGTCTTTATCTTTGACAACAATACATTCTTCTATACTTCTTTTATCATTTAAAAAATTTTTGAAAATATTATCAATATTATCAATATTTTTTATTTTATTGTTAAGGACTTTATAGCTTGTATTTAATGGTTTGTTTGACCCTTTAATGTCAGGTAATTCGCTTCTCATTAGTCTTTTATAATCAGTATTCCAAAATATAATATTACCCTTGACATCAAATCCCCGTCTACCAGCCCTACCACTCATTTGTAAATAATCATCTTTTGTAAAATTATTATTATTACCAAATTCTGCAATACACGATGTCCTAATAGGCAAATCAATTCCTAAACATAACATTCTATCACAAACGACTATCCCAATTTCTTTACTCGCGAGTAATTGTTGAACAATCCAATTATATTCATTTGGCATGCCTTCAATATAAATACCAATTCCTCTCTTTAATAATTGTATAATAGGATGATAATAATCCAATTTAATGCCAATTGACTTGAATATTTTTCTTCTAATATTTCTAATAGAAGAATCTGTCATTGGTTCTTTATTTGTAAAACAAAAATCTTCATGTTTCTTAAATACATTTTGATAACAAAAATCTGGATTTACAATAAAATTCTTATATTCTTTTAATAAATTATTATATTGTAAATCATTATTTTTAACTTCATCTAGAAGCATTTCATATAATTCTTGTATTTGTAAAATATATTTATTTTTTTCTGTTTCATTAAAGGTATTTACGCGTTCTTCAATAAAAGATGCAGGGTCTGTTGTTCCCTTGGTTACTTTTATCTTAGATGTAAATATATCTTTATTTGTTACATATTCTTCGTATAATTTATTCTTCTTTTCTAAAATTAAATAATGATAAGGATAACTTTCCAATTCTTGATTTCTCAAATCATCATTTATTTTTTTAAATATATTTATACAATTATCTTTTTCAGTATTAAATATTAACATCGGTAACATATCTCTTTTCTTAGTTTCCTGTAATAATGGAACAATATCCATGCCATCGTTTTCACATTTATTTATATTATTCTTAAAATTATCTAATATATTTCTAATATTTTCAGGATATTTATCATTTAATTCTATTAATTTTTCTTTTAAAAATAATTCATAATCTTTGGACATATCCAATGTTAAAATTTGATCTTTTATATTAAAGTATGAATCTGGTGATAAAGTATCTACATATTCTTCTATACTTTCTTCGTCGTCTGAATCGTCTGGATCAACCTGAAATTCTTCTTCAATGCATTCCCATAAAACAGCGACATCTTTCGGGGTAAACGGTAGATTATATTGGAGTAATTCATTGATATTATCTTCAATACAAGCTAATGGATGCAATTCAATTAGTTTATTATTTTTCCAAACCCACCTTTGCTGATTAATAAATCTTTTTTCATATGTAATTGTTTTTATATCTTTATTTGTAATATTCTCAAATATATTTTTTAATTTATTAATATCTTTAATAGTTGCTGATAATGCTAAAAAGTTACATGTTATTAACTTAATTAAATTTTCATACATATCGCCATCATCTTTTTTATCTAAGTTATGGATTTCATCGAATACAGCATAATCGAATACATTACCGTGCTTATATAAAAAATCTTCTATGCTTTTAGGAGTACCTACAAATACATTCGTTTTATCACTATATGAAGTATATTCAAAGCTAGGCAATACATAATGAACCTTGTAACCCATCTTTGTAAAATGTGCCCCCACTTGATAAACAACTGGTTCTACGGGACATACATATAAAACTGTATTATAAAATATAACTGAAGACATCCCTGCAAAGGATTTGCCAGAGGACGTTGGAGCACTAACTATAATTAATTTATCTTCTTTCATATATGTCAATGTTTCTATTTGCCAATCTTCTAACCTCATAACTTTTTTATCCCAAATATTTAATGGTGGTAACATATGACTCAATTCTTTGAGCATATACAAATTTATATCGTATTTAGATAAATTTTTTTTAATTTTACGAATGATAGTCCGGTGTATATCATTACCGGTTTCTATATTTACAAGTTGGTAATATAACCCAAGTATGTTCTCCATATCTTTTTTCTTATTGTTCCATAATTTTTCAAGTATACTAAATTTAAATTTAATAATACCTTCATCAGAGCTTAATTTATTAATATTTTTATATGGTTTATTTTTATCAAAATCTTTATTTATAAAATATTTTATCTTTCTTTCATCTTCCTCAATTAATTTCAAAGATCTCTTTTTATTATTATTATTAATTATTTCTTCTGCTGTTAGTCCTTTTTTCTTGTTATTATGTTTTTTAGGTTTTTTAATTTCTTTTTTCACCATATTGTTAAACGTATCTTCCACGATATGTTTTACATTAGCATTTAATTTTTCAGATAAATCTCGAATAAATATCTGAAAATCGTGTGTATTAATATCCTGCATTACGACAGGGTCCATAATTATTTATTTATATATATACATATCGTCATATTTTTAAGTAAGATTATAATTTATATTTATTTTAAATAATGAAAACAACAAATATAATATTAATCCAAAAAATGAAAGCATAATAATTTTATGCATAGAATTATTCGGGTCTAATGTTGACAATGTTTTTATTGATTTTTTTATAAATTCAAAAAAATCAGATATAAAACTATTTTTAAATGGATTATATATATTCATATCTTCTATAAACATATATCTCTCTTTATCTTTATTCTCTAGTTTAATAATCTCCTTACTATCTCCCTTGCTATCTCTATTACAGAATGTTGTTTTAGATAAAGATATACTCTTTCTTATAATAATTTTAATATACGGACTACTTCTTTTAACTAATTCATCATAATTTTTTCTAGCAACTCGTTTATTTTTAACAGTTTCTGTATTAATACTAATATCAAGTATATTTAGTATTATCATCATAGATTCTATGACATCTTCTGTAAATTTACCATCACAAAATTTATCAGGATTTTCAGCAACCATTTCTCTAATGCATTTATATACGTCTTTTTTATCTATCTTTGATATCTGTTTAAATTTATCAACTATATAACTTATATGTTCTTCATTCCATATTTCTATCGAGTTATTAGGGTTAGAAAAAAAATCTAACATGTATCTATCTTCATTTGTATATTCAATTAAGTTATTAATACACATCTTAAACTCTATATTTTTATTTATGTTTTCTAAATATTGATAATTATTATTTGGAAGCAATAAATTGGATTTTTCCATATATATTATATTATATATATTATATATATATATATAATAATGATAATAATAATATTATTAATTCTTGGATTATTAGTTTTAGCGCTATTATTAACATTGGATTATGGATTTAATGTAGATATATTCAGAACTTCGATGTATTCTTGTTCTGGAAATAAGTGTATTTTAGATTATACTGGAGAATATAGCGAAGAAACATGTTCGGGACAATGTTCCGAAGATAAATATAATTGTTCAGATGAATATCAATGTATTAAATCAGAAAATGGTATATATAAAAAAAAAAATTGTGAAGATATCTGTAAAAAACCAAAAATGAGATATTCTTGTAATCTAAGTAATGAATGTATTGAAAGAGAAGACGGGGTATTTGAAACAATTGAAGAATGTAATGATAATTGTGTTCAAAGGGAAATGTATAAATGTGATAGAACAAATTTTCAATGTAGTATACATGATCAGGGGTTACATCCAAGTAAAGAAAGTTGTGAATTAGATTGCGTTGATAATAATACTATAAGTGGATATGAGTGTGATTTAGAAACATACCAATGTATATTTAACCCTGATGGACAATTTGGGTCTGAAGAAACATGTTTAGACAAATGTAAACCGAATTATGCATGTAATGAAGAATTTCAGTGTTTTGAATCACAAATTGGCCCACATGATAATCTAACAAGTTGCGAAGATAAATGTATTAGACCCCCATTAAGGTATAATTGTAA